TTACCAAGTTAATGATAGCGCCACGTAGGTTTAAGTGCTTTAATAATGGTGCACCAAATGCCGTAAAGAAGCCAAATGCGTGTGGCTCAAACCCTTCTTGGTCATACACCTTAATAACTTCTTGCCAATCTTCTAGTGTGCCGACTGGCTCCATAAATGTAGCTAAACTACCTGTCGAACTTGATGGTGGGCTATAGCTAATCTTCTCTGCGGTAATCTCTTTGTCACCGAGAATAAACTCGGCATTGTCATCTGTCCAACCAAATTGTGTTCTCATAATTTCTGTCCTTTGTTTATGTTGCAAATCCTTAGCGCTTGCTATTAGGAATGCTGTTATGCTCTCCATCTGTTTTTTAGACCCGTAAACGCCGTGCCAACCCAGCTTATCTTTTAGTTTATCTATAGACATTAAGTCATTAGCGGGCATAGCAAATTCTTTTACGCCGTCTTGTGGGAAATGTGCACGAAGCCAAACCGACTCACCTTTAGCAGGATCATGCAGGCGCTTCACAATATATAGGTCGTGCTCATATATTAAAGCGGCGTCTTCGTCTTCGTCGGACCCCTGTCTATATACGCCACCATTTTTACCTCGGAAATATGGGAAAGGAAACTCTGGTACACGGAATTTCTGTTCTCCACTAGGCGTCTTTTCAACAATCTGAGCATCCTTGGGAGCGGCGGCAATTTCAGAGCCGAGCTGTATCGGAGACGATATCTGACCCTTGTTCGGGCATTGCGCACACCCTTCGGGGTTGAGCTTCTCAAAGGTCGCACAAGTATACGGTCCCTTTGTAGATTGAGCTTTTCTTTCAGTTTGCGCCGCATCGTACTCTGGGTGATTGCTCGAGATAATATGTATCGCTTCTTCCGCATCAACACACGCATGAGCAATAGATAATCCTGCTCTCCAGAATGGCTCCTCTATATCTGCTTGGTTAATCGCAATATGCTCTAGCTGAGCACAACCCTTACCTTCCGTAGTCTTCATCAAGATAGTGCGGAACCGACTTTGACGATTGCTCATCGCAGCTTGGGTCGTAGCACTAAACTGACGTGGTATATAGTCAGGGGCAATTAGAACACCAATACAACCTTTAATGTCCTCGTATGGTGTCTCGTCCTCTAACTGCAATATTGCTACAGGAAGGGGTGGGTCTTGCTTAAAGTTAAGTGTCTCAGGCACTCGTAGGATTGATGCACTCTCTGCAGTGCGTGATGGGTCAGCCCTAAACTTGTGCTCTTCACACAAAGCCTTAAGGCGGTCGGCGACGGGTTTCCATTCGGCACGACCAATAGTCTCTGCCAACCTCCAATAAGCATGGACACCACGACCCGAATTAACTACCGTCGGTAACGGTAAATTTATAGCCTCACAAAACTTTTTGAGCTCTGCTAAACCAGTAGCTTGGTCTAAATAACCTTTGCCACTTATATCCTTATCTACTCCACAATCAATATCAAGCCAAAAAGATTTAAAGTAAGCGCTATTTTTCTGCGTGCGACCATCTTGGTCATTCTCATACTTAGCGCAAGCAAAATAAGCATCGTACTTTTCAGTCAGTAAATTTGTTATTTCATCTTCTGCTTCTTCAATGGTCTGAACAAATACTTGTCTTGGGCGCCCCTCTTGTTTTAAACCGACGATGCAATACCACCCTTCTGTGGGGAGTACCGCATTTAATAAGTCTGTCGTTGCCATATCACCTCAAAATCCGAAGAAAGGAAGGGCAGCAGGGGATTCGGCATCTCCCTTTTCGTTCCGTCAAACTAGCTGCCCCGGGGGTAAACTATTTACTCAATAGCTTTTCTATTTGTGCGACCTTAGCCTTGTGAGGCATTACTATTCCGCTAAACCAGTTGTATACAGTCATGCGAGAAACACTAAACTGCTGTGCTATCTGTATTACTGGGATATCGTTAGTAATGCAATACCTACCAAGCTTGACTCCAATATGTTTAGAATCAGCAGCTTTGTTAGCTTTCACAAGCCGATAGCTATAGCCTCTTAGGTTCATGGGTTATTCCTTACTCCAATTGTCCATGATAGATCCTAAGTCTTTCTTAACGGTAGGCTCAACTGCTTTTTTCTCGAGGCGCTTTTTAGGTTCCTCAATTGCAGCTTCAACTAACTCAGGTTCAGGCTTAGCTTTTGGTGCGGCTAGCTGAGCAGGCTTATCGTTCTTAGTAAATACAAACTCAATAGCACGTTTAGCTGAAGGGGTATCGCCTTGTTTCTTAGCGGTTTCCCATTGCTCTTTAGACAAGAACTTTAATGGTTTAAAGAACAACTTAGCAGTATCGCTATCAGGGTCAAAACGCATTTCTGTATTAAGCGTATTTAAGTTGTAGCCTTGTGAACCAACGTACTTAACATACTGCTCAAACGGCATATGGCTTAAATCACCTTTACCAAATATAGACTTAGATGCAAGTTGTAATTGATATACATCACCACCAATATCATCAGAAAGAACAACAGCAACCCTGCGGAAGTGACGACAAGCACGACCTCCGCCAGCACCGGATCCCTTAACGTTCTGCGGGCATTCAGCACAATTGTGGTGTTGGGGCTCTTCAGCCGAAGCATCAGGTGTAACGCCATCATTAGACCAACAATCTGGAATTGCCGCATCTTCTTTTGGGTTATAGGCTTTAGCATAAAAAGTCCTTGATACATCTCTAGCTGCGTTAACAATAACTACATTTAAAGCTTCACTATTGCTTGTAAGAATTTCTTCCCCATTAACAACCATACGGAATTTGCCGCCCCGCAATGAGATACGCTTACTGCCACTATTACCAACTAATGCTCTAGTTACAGCATCTAATTCTACGCCTTTGAGGTAATCGGGTAAATCTTGATTAAATAGAGTGATTTCACTCATTTGCTTCTCCTTACTGTTATCGAATGTTCGCTATCCACATTTATCCCGAGTGGTAGCAGGTCGGGGTTTTCTTCTAAGAATTGTTTAATGTTTGTTTGATGTATACGTTTCTCTAATAGCTCGGGCACATTGTGCTCAAATAAGAAAGCGTAAAACTTCTCCCAATCATTAGTCCAGTAACGGCTTTTAACTGAGCGCATAACTGTACCAAAAGGGGTTTTAAGACTTGTTGCCCCAGTAACTTTGCATACATCTAACATCTGTGCTTCAAGGATCTTGAGTTGTCCTTCATAGTCGGCGTCAATTTCATCCGCATGTTTACGGGCTTCATCCCGTGCGTCTCTAATCTTGATGTAGACTTCGACGATTTTATCTACGCTTATATCTGTCATACCTTCCTTTCTTTCTTTCTTTGCGGATCTTTGTCCGTTAAATAATAATATCACAACGATTTACTTTGTCAAGTGTTTTCTTCAACTTCATTTTTGTATAGGTCTATCAGCTTATCATGTACATTAAGTTTGTTTTGCAACATGGTATAGAGCCTAGCTTCTACGGGAGAACCCTTAATATGCACCACAGTCATAGCGTTTTTCTGCCCTTGCCTGTCAATACGAGCATTGGCTTGCAAATAAGTTTCAATTGATGTAACAGGGCTATACCAAATGATGGTGTCTGCCGCAGTTAATGTAACGCCGTGGGCTGCTGCTTGCGGCTGAATTATAAGAACTTTTGGGTATTCCGTTTCTTGGAATCTTTTAAAGATATCAGTCCGTTTGGATACGGGAACAGCCCCATTTATGATATCGCAGATAATACCTGCCCCTCTCAAATACTCACTGAGTAGCTCTATTGTATGAGTAAACGGCACAAAAACAAGGACTTTTTGGCTAGACTCGTTGATAACTTCTTCAATGACACGGAGGCGATTAGAAACATCAAACTCAATAACAGCACCGGTATCAGAATAAACAGCACCGCCACTAATTTGCAAGAGTTTATTAAGGTTGACAGCAGCATTGACTGTGCTGATTTCTTCGCCGTCTGCGACCATAAGCATTTCTTTTTTGAGGAGCTTATAATATTTCTCCTGTTGCGCAGTAAGGGGGGCGTCTCTGTAAACATGTGTAACCTCCGGCAAATCTAAACATTCCTTTTTAGTGAAACGTATGGCTGGTTGAAGTGCGTTAAAAACTACTTGACTTGATGCTGGTTTTGGCATCCATTTAAACTTACTAATGCTAACCATAGTCTGGTCACGAAATGCTCCAAAGAACCTAGGTACCCGATCAGGCACACACATCTTAGCTAAGCCGTAGGCGTCTGTGGGGTTTTGTGCGGCTGGCGTACCAGTCATCATCCATAGCCAAGTGTCAGGAGTTATCAACTTGTTAAGGGTTTTCCAACGCTGTGTAGTTACAGTCTTGTACGCATTGGCTTCATCAATAATAATTA